AAGTAGTTGGAATTGAAGTGCTAAAAGCATTTGTCCCAGTCCAAGTATTATTCGTTCCTAATAAACTGGTTGAAACTGACCCATTTACATATCCTATTGTTGCGAGACTTTGAGTTGGATATGAACCTCCGTATGTTTTAGTTGTTGAAATAGTAGCATCACCAGTAATATTTAATATTTGATTAGTAGTTGTATCACTTGCTAATATTGAATAATTACTATTAGTAGTATTACCTATTGTCATTCCAGCACCAATAATATTAAGACCATTTGTATTTCCGTCTTTTGCTAAATGAAGACCATTCAAATAAATATCACTACCAGTTGATAATCCATTATTCATTACAAACCCATTCGTATCAACGGATAAAGTAGAAGTATTAGTTGAAGGGTCTTTTAATAATATTCCTTTCCCAGTAGTAGATGTAGAAATTTCAAGATTTCCGTTGCTCTGGGCTAAAAGAGTTCCATTTGTCCCATTTGTAATAATACAACTACCATTTATATTCAATTGATTATTATTTATTGTATTACTTGCTAAAACTATCGTATTTGAATTTGTAGGATTACCTATAGAAACTTGTCCATCTACATCTAATTGTTTAGTTGTAGTAGCATCACTTTTAAGTAAAATAGAATTACTATTAGTCCCATTAGAAACATTTAAACCTTTATTTACTGCCAATCCAGTAGGGGTAGTAGAAAGAATAACAAAATAGGTTCCATCTCCTAATTGAACCCCTCCACCCGAGACAGATGAATTAATTGATAAATTATTCCCATTTTGATAAAGAGTTGATGTAGTAGTTGTATTTGTTGTATTTTCAATAATTATTCCACCAGCATTATTAAAAGAATTAACGCCTGTAAAAGGTTGGGGTGTAGTTGATGTTCCAGCCGATAATTGTGCATCACCAGAACCACCACCGCCAGCTGCATATTGTTTAGATCCGTCTGGAAACTCTATATAGTTTGTCAGATAAGTTCCTGACATAATAATATTTGTACTAAATGTAGTATCATTATTTATTTCTACAACATCGTTAAATGTTGAGTCTGCGTTAAATGTGGCACTATCTGCAACAGTAATGCCTAATAAATTTTCATCGCCTTGTGCATTTGGGAAATTTAAAAAATCACCACTTGGAACGCTACCTGAATTGGAATTTGTTCCACCAAATAAACCTGAGTCGAAAATTGGAAGATTTTGTGAGGGAGGATTGTATTGAGCCATTTTGATATATTTATATCTACATAAAATTTTAAGACGATTTTAAAATATATAATGCCACGACAGAAAAAAATAAAAGAACCTAAAGTCAGTGATAAAGGAGGAATCATAAATTTTTATGAAGTCATTCCTTCAAAATATTTAAACGATGCGGAAAATCCTAATTTTAATAAACACAATATAAAATTACCTTTCAGAATGTGCGTTTCAGCACCATCTGGATCTGGGAAAACAAATTTTATTCTGAATCTTTTAAAAATATTTTCAGATGGAAAGGGAACCTTTGTTGATATTTTTATAATTACAGCAAACAAAGATGAACCGCTTTATAATTTTTTAGAAGGAGAACATCCATCCATAATTATTAAAGAAGGATTACACAATTTACCAAAGCTTGACGACATGGATAAAAAATATAATCATTTGGTTATATTTGATGATTTGGTTTTAGAAAAAAATTTAAAACCAGTCTGTAATTATTATATGAGAGCAAGAAAACAGAATTGCTCCGTTTGTTTTTTAAGTCAGTCATATTTTGATATTCCATCATTCATTAGAAAAAATTCAACATACTTAGTCCTTTTTGATTTAGGAGGTAGTAAAAGAGAAAGAACAACCATATTGAAAGAATGGAGCACTGATTTAGAAGAGCCTGAATTAACGGCTATATATAAAGACGCAACAAGCAAAGACTTACAACCACTAATAATTACTGGTGGTAAGGTTGATAAAAATAAAAAATACAGAAAAGGATGGTTGGATTATTATAATGTGAAAGAATTTCTTAATGGTAAAGGGCTTATTGATGCACCTATGTCATCAGACGATGATAAATAATTTTTTATTTTTTTACATAATTTGCAAATTGGGACGATGAGCTACCCATCTTTTTAAAATCTTCATCCATTTCTTTTTTTTCTTCAATCATATTTTTATATTTATCGGACATAAAAGTATGTCTTAATTGATTTACAGAAACCTTTTTTTCAAATAATTTATTCAATCTTTGATTCAGTTTAACATTTGATAGTTGATTACCTTTATTATCAAAAAATAAAAATTCTGTGGGATTATTCTTTATCCATTTACGCATTATAGCGCATAAAGGTTTCGGTAATTCAACTGTTTGCTTTCCATAAAATTTTGCCGTTTTATAGGAGTTAAAAATAAATTTATTTTTATCAAAATAATTATCCTTTTCTTTATCAATATTTTTAATTTTAAAATCTGTAAAATCTTTTGATCGTCTTGGTGGAATAAATAAACCACCCAGAACAGCCATAATAATAAATTGTTGAATCAATTGCAAGTCTGTATTTGATAAATTCTTTTTTTTATAAAGATACATAGCCTCCTTATACAGTTTATTATATAGCTCTTTAATATCATCCGTTTCAACCCAAGCGTTAGTCTGTTTATCATTCTTCTCTTGTTTATCTTCTTCCTTATTATATGTGTCTATATCATCAATCATAGATTTTCTATAATCCTTATTATCAGTCAATACAACCAAGGCGGATAAAATAGTCTTTCTTGTTCTTGGATTTGTATCCTCTAAAACAGAATTTATTTTTTCTGTTTTATTTAAATTTTTTATATTGAATATATCACTATCAAAAGCTTTAGTATATACTCCTTTAATAATACTTGCATATGTCTTAATTGAACCATCAGATAAATTTGGTCTTTTAGCCTTTATAGATTTTATAATTTCTTCCTCCATTTTGATTATTAATATTAATAATCATTTAATTGAAAAATTAATTATTTTTTTTATTTTTTTTATTTTAGACGTTTTTATTATAATTCAAAGTAAATTATTTTTTTAAAAAGTCTATAAATTATATATTTCTAAAATAAAGATTATTATAAATTTCATTACTATAGATTATAATAAAAACGACAGAAATAAAAAAAAATAAAATATAAATAGAACAAGCTATAAAATATTATCAATCAAATGGAATTTAGAACTTTAGGCGAAATGCAAAAATATTTAGGACGAATGAGTGTTCCAACTTTCCACCATCATTTGGCTATGTATGGAAGAGGTGGTTTAGGCGCAAGAGATATACCAAGACGAGGGAGTGGAATTTTAGACGGTGTGTTATCTAAATTAACACCAGTTCAAGCTTTAAAAACAAAAACACCCGAAGAAATAAAAGTTTTGTTCAATAGCAACGATCATTTTTTAAATACTTTTGATCCAGAGGTTAATCATAACTTGGAAACAAACGATATAGAACAAGATGAAGATGGCAATGAATATATTTTAGACGATGAAGGAAATAAATTTTTTTTAACCGATTTTAAAATTGATGAAGAAGGAGAACATTATATCAATGATACTGAAGGTAATAAATACACTATTGAAGAAGCAATGGAATTATTGAAAGAAGAAAATAAAAATTTATTACAAAGCAATAAAAGAATAACAGAGGTTGAAAAAACAGTTAAAGAGCATTTGGAAAGTATATATGAAGATTTTAAAAAAAGATTTTTACATATGGAAAAAGGGCCAGGATTTTTAAAAGAAGTAAAAGAAAGAATTGAAAAATTTATTTCATCAGATAATTCAATTCACCCATTGCTTAAAAAGGCTATATATAAAAAATGGGATTTTTTAACTGATAATCAAAAATTTAAAATTTTAAATGGTGATTATGATGAAAATAAAATTAAAGAAATTCTTAATAAAAATAATATATATGAAAAAAAAAAATTATTAGTGTCTGAAGATAAAACGTTATTTCCTATTTTTCCACATGAAGAAATAGAACAAGAAAGAAAAGCATTTGAGCTTAATCTTAATGAATCATTTAAAGAAGTTGAAACAGAAGTTATCGAATCATATTCAAGTGAAATAAATGAAATATATGATGAAATAAATCAATCTAAAAATTTTAATCAAGAAGGAAAAGAATATTTTAATTGGTCTGAAAAAATAAGCAATGAAAAAAGCAGACTTGGTGAAGAATATGGTAAAATAGAAAATAATGAAGCATTTGAAAATATGACAATTGGACTCCCATTAAATACTCCCAAAGGAACTGAATTGGTCGATATTCAAGAAATTTTTAATGATCCTAAATTTGAATTATTAAGAAGTATTATATACACACTTGATCCTAAAAATTTTGAAAGAATAACAAAAGGTCAGAATGTAAAAGTCAATACTTATAATGCAAATTTTAAATACAAGGGTGAAGAAGAAACATCTAAGCAAGATACATATGCACCTTTAGACAATGTTGTTGAAATAAGATATAAAGATGAAAGAGGAAATAATAAAATTTTAAAATACGCTATTGAAAATAAACTTTATAGTGATATTGATGTTGATGAATACACTAAAGATAATGATGATGTTATGAAAAAAGTAATCAGTATAGATTTTGTTGATTATGATATAGAAAAAGAAAAAATTTTAGACTTATATGAAGAAGGTGATATTACTGAAAAGGAATATAAAAAAAAAATAAGAACACTTGAAGAAAATAAACCAAATATAGAATCAATAGAAAAAAAATATTATTCTGAATACAATCCCAAAACACTTAATATTAAAAAAACTAAAACTCCATTTAATCAAAAAACTATAGAGTATAAAGAAGGG